CGTGCATATCGGCACGTTTCTATATCATTGCAGGGAAGCGGGCATACAGACTATTTCGCGCCAAACAAACCGCGTAATTAAAGCCGTTGAACAAGGCAAAAAAACAGGGCAGAAAAAAGAAAGCATTATTCGTACCATGACCCTACTTGAAGGCATGGAAGAAGCCGATGTAAAAGAGATAGTCGATAAAGCATACGATGCAACCGATTTAAAGCCAGCAGGAACGACAAGTATTGATACGATTGAATTGTATGTAAATACGAACTATAAACTGCAATTTAATACCATTACGAAACGCCTCGAAAACAACAGCGAGCCACTCGATGACCGCGCGGAGAACTCAATGTTTATCAACCTGAAAAGCATTGAGCCGAAAATATCGCAAGACCTGCTACGAACCTACCTGCGCAGTGACAGAATTACGGCATACAATCCCCTACTTACATTTCTCGAATCCAATTCGCACCGCACGCCATCAGGTGTCATTAAATCAATTGCTGACTGCATTGAAGGCAGAAATGGTGAACTTGATAATGGTGATGTCATTGACAATTACGTTGAACTATTCCTTACTAAGTTCTACCTCGGACTTATTGCAGGCGCGCTCGGTGATGAAGTGCCACCTATCGTACCCGTTTTGTATGGTAATAAAATCGGTACGGGTAAAACTGAATTGTGGCGTAAAATCTTGCCAAAAGAACTGCGCTCGTATTATCAAGAATCCAGCCTATCGAAAGGGCAAGATGATGAAATACTAATGTCGATGAAATGGATTATTTGCGATGACGAATGGCGCGGTAAAATGAGCCAAGACGCGCGATACATGAAGTCTGTATCAGGTACATCGTCAAGTACACTTAGACGCGCCTATGCGCGCGATTATGAAGATGTAAAACGCCTTGCCATGCTTTGCGGTACTTCAAATGATACCGATATAATTCAGGAAGGAAGTAATAGACGAATCGTGCCAATTCATTGCACACACATCGACCTCGAAGCATACTATAAAATTGATAAGACAGACGCCCTAATTGAGGCATACCACCTCTATACAAGTGCGGGTGAATCTGCATTTCTTAATGCCTATGAAAATGATATGTTGCAAAAAGTCAGTATGAAGAACACCGCGCCCGATGCAAATGAAGAGTTGCTACTGACTTATTACGAAATGGGTGAGCCTCAAGATGCAAATTGCATATCGCTTACCGCGACCGAAATAGCAAGTCAGATTCAATCGCGCACGCAAATACGCGTGTCAGCCGTTGGGATTGGCAGATGCTTGAACCGATTGTCATTTAACAAGGGCACGGAGAAGAAGCCCGGTTGCAGTTCGCGTCAGGTTTACTTTGTTGTACCAATTCGGCAACAATCGCAATAATTTCTTCCGAACTCCTGCACACATTTACAATTACGCCCTGCTCAGCCCATTTCTGATGCAGGGCTTTTTGTTGCGGGCTTAAATTCCCCTTTGCCGTTTTAACTTCGATGTAGTGCGTTTTACCTTGCCATACGAATACGAGGTCGGGAACGCCTGCGATAACGCCCTGATCCTTAAATTTAGCCCCTTCACGGGCATTTGAGAACATACCGTTGGGTACGTGGAACAAACACAATCGCGTTTCGGGCATTTTATTCCAGATTTCCATAATCGCGTCCTGCTGAATTTTACTTTCGGTCTTTTCCATGCACAAAGATAGCAAATGTGGGGGATATGTAGGATGGCGTAAGATAGTGTTTTATCTATCCTACGCCCGTAACGTTGCTGTTTTTCAATGCTTTATACTGCTTTACGTAAGATGATGGGGTTTTTTTAACAAAACTCAACTTTCTAAGAGAAAAAAAAAATAAATTTTCGTAAAAAAAAATTTCAATATCCCTCTAAAAGTAAATATATCTTATACTATCTTATTTTATACTTATATTCTATTGATTTTCAGTGGGGTTATGGACGTAAGATGAAAAAATCTTCAAGTTACGCCATCCCAAACTGCCTGATAATCAATGAACTATCCTACGTAAGAAAATGGAACGTATTGAAAATAAACAAGTTATCATTGCAGTGTGCGCGGTATAGTTTTATTTCGTAAATTTGAGGCATGGCAAAAGTCACAAAAGTAAAGCCAAAAGAGGGCAGACCTACCGATTACAACCCCGAAATTGCTAATCGAATATGCGAACTCATATCAATGAGCGAAAAAGGCATACATAAACTTTATGCCGAGAATCAAGATTGGATGCCAGTACCTTCAACCATCATGTTGTGGCTCACCAAGCACCCTGCGTTTTCGGAACAATACACGCTGGCGAAGCGGTTGCAGATGGATTTAATGGGCGAAAAGATAATTGATATTGTCGATGATTCGAGCGGTGATGTGCTAATTACCGAAAGGGGCAACATCGCTGAGAATCGAGAATTTACGAGCCGTTCTAAACTCCGAGCCGAAACGAGAATGTGGCTGATGGAGCGATTATCGCCCAAGGTTTACGGCAAGCAAACCGAAAAGGAATCAGACAAACCAGCCGAACAATACCAACCGCCCAACATCACCGTAAACATTAGTCAGGAAGCGATTGATAAACTTAAAAAATGACCGAGACCGAAAAAGACATAATTGATTCCATGATTGACCGCAAGGTGTCGGAGTTAATGGAAATGTGCGATACGGTTCAAATAATCGTAACCAAACACGACCCTGTAACCAATTCAACATTCTCGTTATCGAAGGGTGCGGGCAACGTGTACGCACGTGTCGCAAGTGCTGATGATTGGATTGCTTCGAATCACTGATGACCACCCTAAACGAAGCACAGCAACAAGCATACTACCTACTCCACCATACCGAAACCAAAGAAGTTCACATGGTTACAGGTGTAGGCGTTGGCAAAACATTCATGTTGGGTATGGCTTCATTACCTTTCCTTTCCATCCCGAACGCACGAGTTTTAATTTGTGCACCAACCGTGCCGATGATGAAGACCGCCACACTGCCCGGGATTGAATCGGCATGGTCGCAGATGGGATTAAGACCTGATGTGGATTATGTTATCAACAAGCAAATGAAAGGCGTTAAGCCATACAGCCGAATCGGGTCAGAGAACGTCATAACCTTTCGTTGGGGCAGTTATGGCGTACTAACTTCACTCGACAATTACAACACCGTAAACGGGTCAGAATGGGATGCAATCGTCTGCGATGAAACACGTGACATCCGCAACTTTGAATTTGCATTAGGCAGGTTGCGTGCAAGGCTCAGAGGGCAGACGTTTAAAAAGTTGGGATTGACCCACAAAATCCTAACCGCCACCACCCCACCTGACAACGTGAAGTATTATTTGGAACTCAAGGAAGCAAGCCAAACAGAATCGAATCGCATTGCCATTGTTCAGGCTGAAAGTTATGTAAACAAGCACAACCTACCTGATGGCTACATCGAGCAATTAGAAGCCACCTTAGACCCGCAGACATTCAAGCGTGAAGTGTTGGCGCATCTCATCACCGCACAGAGTTCTATCTATGCCTATGCCTTCACTCGCAAGGTGCATGTAGGCGATTTTACCGAGTTTGCAAACCTGCCAGTGTACGTTAGTATTGACTTCAACGTGTCACCTATGACGTGCGTTTATAGCCAGCATACACCCGACAGGAAGACGATACGAATCATTGGCGAAGAGCGATTAATAAATTCGGACGTGTCTGAACTCTGCCAGCGCATAAGTACTAAATACCCGAACCACCACCGCCTAATATTCACAGGCGATGCAAGCGGAAGGAATCGCACTGCACATCAAAAGGGCATGACCAACTGGAAACTAATTAAAGGCTACCTAAAATTATCCGATGGGCAGATACGATTACTTTCAGCCAATCCGCACAGCACCGATTATATTGTACTGCTCAACTCGCTATTATCCAAGCATGGTGACATCCAAATAAGCAACCAGTGTAAATACCTCATACAAGATTTGGAACTCGTACAGCGTGGCGATGGTGCAGAAAAGAAGCCACCCGATAATTTAACAGGTCACTTATTCGACTGCCTTGAATATTACTTGTGGACATTTCACAGGCAGTTTTTGGATAGGTTCGCAAAAATGGGTAAGTTTGCTGACGTGTAAATTAATTAAACAATCATGGACATATTCAATATCAAAAAAGTAAAAGACCTCGAAGCGAGGCTATGCAAATCAGTTGATATACTTGAGCGAGAACACAAAATACTTGAGGATTACCAAATGATTATAAAGACATATCAAATAAAACTTGAAATAGCCGAAAGAGAAGTGAGCCGATTGAGGGCGGAGAATGAATCGCTTAAAGCCAAACCAAATAATTAAATTCAATCATGATAACCTCCAACATCTACACATCCACAGACGGTACGAATTGGTCAATGATTACCGATTGGCTCAACGTACCAGCCGAACGAGTTATCCCTGCCGACCTTGCCGTGAATCGGGCATCAATGGGCTTGACAGGCAATCGACTCGTCAAGGCATTCGAGGAAATCGAAGCCGACCTAAATACGGGTAGCATTATCAATGCATACTCGAAATTCGACCAGTTAAAGAAGCGAGTTGCCGACATCCCAGACGAGGCGTTACTGATGGATATAGCGTGCGTATTCGCATTGCTTCCAGATGAAGACCCGCATGTGTACAAACCCTCATTAAACGCTCAGAAGATAAAAATATGGCAAGAGGATATAGATTGTCGGTTTTTTTTTATCACAAAAGCAGTACACTATATCATTCAATTGTCGGACATCTCAGACGCTGTTATCCGTATGCATATCCTACAAAGGGCTTTGACGGAATCGAGCGACAACCAAAGCAGTATCTTTCCCTTACACGAAACTGGGCTGATGAATACATGAACGAGTTAAGAAGTATTAATTGGATGCACGCACAGATAACCAAGGG